GTGAATCTCAAATGGATTAATTAGCTCAAGACCTTGATAACAAAAGTCTTTAGTGTTTCTTGTAACTAAAATAAGGTCAAACTGCAAAGCAGTAGAAGCTATTAAACTATCAATAACAGGTGTAGATTTTATTGTTTCTGTACATAATATTCCCCATTTATTTGCAACATCTAAATTTATTGATAATATACGCTCACCAAACCAAGATACTAAGTCTTGTTCTAACCACAGGCATATTTTTCTCTTTTTGTCCAAATCGTTTATTTTTTCTAAGCCTTTTCTTATTTCACCTAAAGTTAAAACACTTATATACAAATCTTCGTTTGCTATCGAATTAAACCACTTAACGACATTAGCATTTGGAGTAGGTTTTATTGTTTCGCAGATTTCTTTCAATATCCAATACTATACCTACCAACGGGGATTTTCGCATAAATTTTACCAAATTGTCTTTGGTGTTCACTAACTCCCTATACTTATCGATAGATAGAATAACTGCTGTTGATTTACCTCTAACACTTATTTCTTGTGGGCCATAATTAACAGCAGATTTTATAAGCTTGCTTAACTTTGCTTTAGCTTCTTGCATTTGCCATTTTTTCATAAAAGTAATCTATTAATAATATATAAAACTAGTCTAACTAGTCTTATTAAGATTTGCAAGTGCATTTTTAATGTGGCAACAACTCCTCACTTAAGTAGAGTAGAATTGTAATTTTAATGCCCCCTTCCCAACCACACATTGACAGAGGTTTTTAAAATTAGCTAAGCTAAAATAGCTAATGGTGAGTGACATCACTGTTACAAGCTACCCCTTCTGCTAGGGGTTATATTATCTATAAATGCTTCTAGCATGAAGGATAGTATTGGTTTGTAACGACCATGTCACAGCCCCTGGCACTTATACTTATCAATTAAACATGTAATTGTATATGCAAGACGCAAACTCTTGGGAGGTGGTCGTATCCTCTCTTATATCTCAACTTCAAAACATCGAAGCAACTTTAAAAAACCAAAATTTAAGCGTAAACGAATACTTACAACAAAACGGCGATAAAGCTAAACCTGATCTTTTATATGCACAGCTAAGGTCAACGGAGGTCTCATTCAACAGGATGGAAGATAAGCTACACGATATGATTATTTACCTCTGTAGAGCCATGACTGTAAGCAAACTGCATAACTTAAGCAATTTACTGGGGGAGGATAGCTATGGAGTGGAACAGTGATGATCCGTTCGTAAAATGGGTTACTAGGGCTTATGTTATAGCGGTATTAATTGGGATGCTGACAGCTTATTATTTGATATTGAGTGAATTAGGCTAGTTTTCAAACTGCTCATTCCATTTTTTCTTCAAACTATTCATATATTCTTGGTGTTTCTTTTTTTGCTGGGCTTTGTAAGCCTTTATTTTATCGTCATACTTCTCACATATTTTTTCAAATCCACTTCCTGCTTCTACTTTTATTTTTTCTACGTCACTTTTTAACATCCAAGGTTTACTTTTTTTATAGAAACGTTTAATCAAATTCCAACACGAAAGCTGATTAAGTTTATGTGAATTTATGCCTAAAATTTCAGTAGCTAATCTTACTCCTATATATTCCTCTCCTTCTATCATTATTGTTGTTACAACGGGAACTCCGTATTTTTCTTTTAGTTCTTTAACTTTAATATCCATTTCTTTTTTATATTGTACCATCATAAAAGTTTTCTTTTCAGCAAATTCTTTTTCTAGTAATTTACTTTCTCTGTGAAAAGTTACTAAATTTTCAACATCAATTTTTTTAATAAAGCTTCTCTTTTTTATTCTGCGTTTAAAGGTGCTAAGAATATTTATAAGTTTGATATTTTGGCTCTTTAAAATTTCCGCAGCTTCTTTTAAGCTTACATACTCCTCGCCGTCTATTATCATGGGGTTAACTCATCAATGATTGTAACTTGCCTTTTTATAATACTCTTTATTCTCTTCGAGGATACGTAAAAAATATTGTTTTAAAGCATCCTCTTCTTGCTTTATTTTGTCAGCTAATTCTTTATTTTTCAATGCTCTGACTTGATCTTCTCTCAGTCTTCCAAGTTCAAGTTCTATATCTTTAAAGGTATTTTTATACCGAGGAAGTAAATTACATTGGCCATCTTTCCAGTAGTAGTAACTCCCATAATAATGTTTTATATCTCCTGCAAAATTTTGATAATATTCCGCATTTAACTTTGCACATTTGGACACACATTTAGATACACTGGGATCATAAATAAAAGTGTCTAAAAAAAATAACCTGTCTTTATCAATAGTATCGGTAGCACTACTAGAAGTCATGCTTTCCTTTAAAGCCTCACCATTACATACAACTTCTACACATGAGCGTTTTAGCCAACTAGGTTCTGTACCTAAAGGACATTCTCTTCCAATATAAGATGTTCTAAGTAAAAAACAGCTCTTAACTATACCTCCTACCGAAGCAACAAGGCTAAAAATCATAAAGAAAATAATTATACCACGTAATCTTCTGTTATTATCAAAAACAATCTTTTTCCATATTGAGCGGTTCTTCCATTCTTCCTCTTGTTTTTTATACTCTTTCTCCTCTAGAAAATAACCTATCTCACTGTCAAGTTCATCAATAGTTGGTTTTAAATCATTTTCAGAACAATAATCCCATAACTGATTTACAATTAATTCAGACTCTTCCTTACTAAAGTCTTTATCGATACAATATTCAAGAGCTTCTTCTTTATTTTTAAGAGGTTTATTCTTGTTCATATTATTTTTATGCATTTGACTCTTTCTCAAGTTTATCAAATTTGATATTAAGGATGGTAGAGTGAATAAAAAGTATAAGTTATGGCGGTTATTCCTCCACTTAAATAAAATACTAAAGGGTGTGCATAATCTTCTATTATTAGCAAAACTATTAAATATATAGTTAATGGAACGCTAGAAAAGACTATAAGGGCTAATATATATTTATTATCAATTATAGGTGGTAAAACTCCTAGTAAATACGGCATCCCAGTTACTAGGCCAATAACTGTTAATGACCCAAAAAGCTGCTGTGAAAAAGTTCTCATATTAGTATCCTATTTAGTAACAAATTTTATAAGTGCTTCTGTATTTTTTTTTTTGATACCAAGGCTGTAGAAAATTTTCTTTATAAAGAGAAGGAGAATTAATCCATTTTGATACATTAGTACCATTTTCTTTTTCTAATTCGAAAAAAACATGTATACCCCAAAAGGTAAATGATAATATAGGGATACTAATAAAATATATTCCATAATATCCAAAATATTCAATTAGTTGTATCAAATAAAAAGAAACTAATACATAAACTATAGCTCTTGAGATTGCAAATGTACGAAATACAAATTTAAACCGTTTACCTATAAATACATGACTAAAAAATATTGGAGCTCCGCAAGCAGAAGTAGGCATAAAGAACATCATAAATCCTTGAATACATAACAATTCCTTAGGTGAAGAAGAAATATCCATAAAATATGGAAGAAATAACGAAAATATAGTAAATACTATTAATCTTAGTCTAAATAATAATAATGGAAAAAATTTATAGACAAGAAAAGTAATGCAAACGTATCCAATACAATCAATTATACCGACTATTAAATTATGAAATATAATTTTTTGAGGTGTATAAGCAAATTGAGTTCTTAATATGTTAGAACAATATATAATACTAAAAAAACTATATACAGCATAAGGTATTTCTATACTTGCGTATGCCATTATTGTCTTAGGAGGTATAGTTGGATTTAAAATACTATCGTGTAGTATCTCAGTTTGCATAGCTGATTTTTTGTATTCTTTTGAAGCTTTAAGATTTTTTAAAATCTCTAACCCTGTTTTTTGAGAATTAAGAAAGTCAGAATTTTCGGATAACTTTTTTCTACATATGAAACTTATAATAGCTATAACACTACCAAACCAAAAAGCTAGTCGCCAGTTCATTTCATAATAAAAAATTAGACTACAAAAAGACAAAGCACATATTCCACCTAGAGAAGAAAAAATAGCTATAGATGCTACTGCTGAATATTGCAATGGACGTTCACGAACTGTTTCCATTAAATAGATTTCTGATCCTAATAATTCCCCTAAAGAAGAAATCCCTTGTAATATTCTACATAAAAACATTATTACTGATGCTATTATACCTATTTGAGTATATGTTGGGAGATTGGCAATAGTTAGACTTGTTATAGCCATAAAACCTGTAGCAATTATTATAACTGCTCTTCTACCATAATTATCGCCTATCCATCCAAATAAGAATCCGCCTGCAATTCTTCCCACAAAACCCATATAAAATGTAGTAGATGCGAGGATTAATTTGCTTGTTTCATCAACAGCAGGAAAAAACAGGTCGTTTAAAAGTACTGCCATATGAATATATAGTGCGAAGTCAAAATATTCTAAGAATGTTCCACTACATAAAAGCATAAGGACTTTTTTATAAGAAGTATTAACTTTTTCAACCATATCAATAATCCACCTAAAACTAATAAAATACCAAATCTTCGGCACCCCTGTTCATAATCAATAACATGAAAGGACACCTAAAATTTTTAGACAACGTCAATTAAAAATCCTTACCTATTATACACCCCTATACAATTTTGGGGAGAGCATTTTAAGAAAAATATCTGTTATTATTGTTTTTTTAATTTTTAAGAGGATTAATAACCATGCATTTGGTCTCTATGGTATTAGAACATATTTGCGATATACAGAAAATAGTAAAACTATCTTCTATTGAAAGAGACATATATGTATTTCTTCTTATGAAAAATGGAGGTTTTGAAAACAAACCAGTTTTATACGAAGAAATTACTGAATATGTAGCTAAAAAAAGAAAAAATATTACTCCTCATATACAAATTTTAGATCATAAAAAACTTCTCACTTTAACATACGAGGAAATTTTAAAAGATGAAAAAGTAATCACTAATGTAATGCACACTCAGATACACTCATTAGAAACAGTAAAATTCCTTTTAAACATACAGGATTAGCAAACGTTCATGACCCCTCTCTTCTCTTACCTTCTCTCCAAAATCCACCGTTTACTAGCCTCAAGAGCTGAACATAAAAGAATCCAAGCAATAAAGCAAGCTCTGCGGAGTTATGCGATGAGGCGGGGGATTAGTCAGAATAATAATAATAACTAAGAAATATGAATAAAGTACAAGATATCAAGGTAGTAGCTTCAAGAATAAGGATGTTTTTAAGGCAAACTGAAGGGATGCCGATAGAGGTAATGTTCTGGGAAGATTTAAGGACTCTGCTTGATTTGATCATGGAAGAGGAAGTCAATATCAACAGAAACATTAAAACGATAGCCGAAAGATTGAATAGAATGCTTAAGGTAGGAGACCAGGCATTACTCCACGGCGTTTTCTGGGAGGACTTGCAGAAATTATTAGATTTAATCTTAGAGGAGGGAGAAAGTGAGTAAGGCAGCAGAAACAACCACTTTGACTCTTACCAATAAACAGCAATTATATAAAATTATTGTGGATTCAAGAGGTAATCCTGATGCATTGGCTATTAATTTATACTGGGATGAGTTTAGATCATGGTATAACCATAAGAAGATACATACAAGCAGCAAAATAGTAAAAATCCCTAAATTATATAAGTATGGTGTATATGCCTCTTATAAAGAGTTATCTAAAAAGTACGGAGTAACGAAAGATACTATTAGAAGAAAAATAGTCGAATTAGAGAAACTTGGATTATTAAGTAGAGATTTTTATACAAACAAAGAAAGCCATAAAGTTTTATACAACCAATTAATTATTTATATCTGGCAACAAACGCCTTGTTTTTTTAATCCTATAGGGCTTGATAGGACGCTTATTGAGGAGTTAACGCCATCAACGAATCATGAGTATATATCATCAAAATATCACAACGAAAACAAAGGGGAGTGTGAACAAAATCAGTATACCCCCCTTATTGAATTTAAGGATACCCCTTTCCTTACAAATAAGGACACCCCCTATACTGAAATTAAGGATATTATAACCCAAGAAAATAAGGACACCCTAACGCCCGTGCAAGCTAGTAGCTATATAGGGTTGGAGGTAGAGGGGGGTATACTTACGAATAAGGACACCCCTCTCCTTACCGGTAAGGATACAAATATACTAAGAGAATATAATCTCTATAACGTAAGTATAGAGAGATTATATTCGTATAGTATTAATAATACGCACGCGCGGGGTTTTAACGATAAAACCATAGAAGAAAAAAAATCCGGTTACGCAGATTTAGCTTTTGGCTTCCTTACAGAGCCAACGCAATCTGCTGTTGATGAATGGGAGGAAAACGAAACAGAAGAACTTGCAGCTTTACTGGATAATGACTGCATTACTGATCCTGTAGTTCCAATAGACCCTGAAGAAATTGTTGCCGATGAACAAGCGACCCGAAGAATGCTACTCTCTAAAGCTCTGTGGAGTACTTTTGGAGAACAGAGATCAGGCGAGATACAAGATGATTACAAGTTTGTAGAAACAGAACCGCACAAGGTCTGTATTCAAACTGAAAAAATGCAGTTAAACGATATTGAGAAAGCTAAAATCCGCAAAGCTATTGCTTCCATTTACGGCGAGGATGTAACGATAGCAATGCAGATAATCGCTCCCCTGCAAAATGAACCGATACCTAGTGATGAAGTTGTCGAGTTAGAACATTCGGGAAGTAAGCTTAATTGGCTTAATTTTAAATCTGTAATAAAAAATCATTCTTTGTTTGCTGCCTTAAATAATCCGTCATTAACGACTACTGAGGAGTCGCCTAAAAAAATTATCATAGAGGGGGTAGCATTTCTTATTGAAAGGATAATTGAGCCTGGAAGTTTAGAAGACCTTGAGAATGCTATTTTAAAGACAGGTTTGACTTTAGAATTACGCACTAAAAACGTTCATCCTGAGTATAAAAATTTTGAAAAACAACCAATTGTTTTAACTCCCGAAAAGGTACTAGAGGACAAAGCTTGGTTATCGAACATAAGAATAGCTGAGTTACAAAAGTCAAATACAACCAGAAGGCTTATTGAGGTTAGGGAAGAAAAGCCGGTAAATGATTACGATAGCGAGTCGGTGACAAATTGTAGTCGACTGAAATTAACAGCAAGAGAAGAAGCAATTGTTAATAATTTTAATGATATGGAATTGTTAGCATTAATAGAAAAACAAGCAAGTCAAGCATAGGAGGAGTAAAATGAGTGAACTAGAAGCTAGAAAATACACGTCAATTCGTAATTTAAGGGAAGAGATTAGGCAGGATATGAGAGATTTTAAACTTTTATACAGTGAGGATCGAACGGGAAATTACCACTTTTCACATACTGGAGAGGTATATTGGTTTTTATTCTATTTAGGATCGCAAATTAACAACAACTTATCAAAATTAAAAGAATTAGTGGAGCAAAACAATGAATGAAAAAGAGTTAGAACAAATAGAAAAGTTAATAAAATATCAAAAATCATTACCTCAAAAATCTCAAACAGCTGCTAATGAAATCTTTTTAGCTAATCTGCAAGGAATGAAAAATGCCCAATTATGGAGAGCGAGACAAAAACAAAAAATAGAGCAAAATAATGAATAAATGGAATAACTTTAACGATGCTGAAGACCAAATGTCTTATGAGCTAATACCTCATAGAACTATAGCAAAAGTAGTAATGCTTATAAAAAAAGGAGGTTATGTTACATCAGAATTTCCGGATGGATATGCTACTAAAAGCAATTCTACGGGCAGTGTATATCTTGCCGGTGAGTTTGTAATCTTAAATGGTGAATACGAGAATAGAAAAATCTGGAGTTATATCGGTCTTCATAGTGATAAATCACCTAAATATGGCGAAATCGGTAGGAGTACGATTAAGGCAATACTTAACTCTGCTTATAGCATTCACCCAAAAGACAATTCTTCCGACGCCGTAAAGCAGAGAGAGATAAAAAGCTTTGCTGATCTAGATAATCTTGAATTTGTAGCTGAAATTACCATCAACGATAAAGGGCAGAATCCAAAGAATGAAATAAAAACAATAATTACGCCTGATCATCCTAAATATACTGAGTATATGGATAGTAGGAACAGCAAGGTAAAAGTAAAGATTAATTACAACCAACCTAAACCTGAGAAAAAAAATGAAAGGTTTATCGGTGATGAAATCCCATTTTAAGGAGGGGTATGAGTGAAATTTATAAATTAAACAAGCATGATGCAACATGCGGTATGTTAAAACCTTTAACAAATCAATTAAAAAGCTATCAAAACAATCAATTTAAAGATGATTTTCAGTTTTTAGCTAATTTATACGAGTATTTTCATAATGTAGATTCATTTTTAACAATAAGTAAAAATTTTAAGCAAGGAATATTTTTTTATAATGCTTACGATGGATTACAAGGGTTAAACAATAATAATGGTTATAGAATTTTACCAAAAAATGATACGTTGCATTATCTTGATTTTAATATAGCAAAACACTTGAGGCGCATGGAGTCTCATATTGAAATGGGCAATAATTGTTCACACTGTGAAAAAGTTATTAACCTCAATCTTTATGAATACAAACATTGTACAAGGGGAGTAAAAGATCGAAAGAAATTAAAAGACCTAGATTACCAAATTTTTAAAAACTTAATAACCACAATAGATTTTCTTATTGGAATTGTTAGTGCAAAACCAATTATTCCTATGGAAAGAAATAAGTAGTTTTAAATAAAAGAGGAAATATGGAAATAAAAGATTTGTTATATGAAATAGATTTTGCTTTGGATTCTATTCTACCGATAGAAGAAAGGGTTATTGAGAAAAAAAGTACAACAGAAATAATGTCAACAATAAGTCAACTAAGAGGGGGGTTATTAAGATTAAGAGATATTTTTGTTGTTAGAAATAATATTAAAGGACGTAGAGAATTATATCACCCTCTTGAAGCGTTACCTTTAGAAGGAATGAGAATGTTATATGACGATATGCCAGATAATTTAGCCGAAAAACATTTTAACCAAACTGCTTACAATCGGATTAGTAAAGAAAGAAGAGAGTTTTTAGAAAGAAACAAGGAGGTAGTATGATTAGATTTTTTCAAGGAATAAAAAGAGCAGCTGACTTTTTTAGTATGCACCCGGGCGGCTTAAGCTTTGTAACAGAGAAAAGGCTTAGGGATTTAGAAGCAAGTGTTAGTAGGTTACCAAAAGCTATATCAGATCGTAATTTTACAAGTATTATGAATTTGGAATACGATATATATGAGTTAAAAGAGACTATTAAAACTCTTCAAAACACCTTAGATAAGGAGCAAGTACCTACTCAGCTAGTCCTACCGGCAGAACAAGCTAAAACTTTTAGGAAGCCTAAAGCTGTCAAGCTCCAAGCAGTAGAAGAAACAGTTAAAAAAGTTAAATCTAAATTAACGCAAGCAAAGGTTAAAAGGTTGTTTGAGTATCGGGATGGAGAGCTTTATTGGAAAGTTAATAATGTAAAAGCTAAAAAAGGAAGTAAAGTTTTTTCTTTAATAGGTAGCAAAGGCTATAAATACTTACGGATAGATACAAAGTCATACCAATACGGAAGAATAGTATTTTTAATGTTTCATGGTTATTTACCATACGTGGTTTCTTATATAGATAAAAATAAAAATAATACAAGAATAGAAAATTTAAGAGCGGCAACTCCATCGCAAGTTCATTGTTATCGAGGAAAAAGAAAAAATAATACCTCTGGCTACAAAGGTGTTTGTTTGTATAAAAAAACAGGCAAGTACATAGCAAAAATTAAAAAATTAGGAAAATGTTACCACCTAGGAACATTTAACACTCCCCAAGAAGCTCACAAAGCCTACTGCAAGGCAGTAAAGAAACTTCATGGAGAATTTGCACGAGTAGCCTAATAGAAACAGTCAGAGAAGAAGAGCAAGCACGATGAATACAGATTTTATTATCAACGAAGAGTTTGCACAGCTTATTCCTCCGTTATCGGGTGAGGAGTTAGAGAAGCTAGAGAAGAGTTTGGTTAATGAGGGGTGTCTTAATCCCTTAATAGTATGGAATAATACCATAATAGATGGACACCATAGATATGCTATTTGCATTAAGCACGGCATAAGCTTCAACATAATAGAAAAGATGGAGCTAGAAACCGAACTGGACGTAAAGCTATGGATGATCAATAACCAGTTTAGCAGAAGGAATTTGCCTACTGAAACAAGGCTAGCACTTGCTTATAGGTTCAAGGAGCTTGAGGCGGAAAAAGCTAAGGAAAGGCAATTATCTGCTTTAAAACAATTTTCCAAACAGGAAGAAAGGGCAGAACTAAGCCAGTTTACCGATAGTAAAGTACTTTACACACGGCCAGAAGATATTAGCGAACAAAAACAGGAAACCGGCAGAGCGTTAGAGGCTATTGCTAAAAAAGCAGGTGTAAGCCATACGACAGCTTTCCAGTATGATAAAATTCAACAGCAAGGAACAGAAGAGCAAAAAGCCAAAGTTGCAGAAGGCAAGTCTAGCATTAACAAGGTCTATACCGAGATTAAGCAGGCGAAGCAGTCGGAAGAAGAGCGTAAGGTAGTTCACTTAAAGCTAAAAGGTAGCGGTGTAGTCGTTATTCAGAAGTATGTTAGCGGGATTTATAA